GGCAACTCGACATAGTTTAAAGTGATGATAAATCCTGACCAAATAACAACACCCAAGCGTACCATTGCACCAAGGATCTGCATTTGTTCTTCATGATCATCAACATTTTCTTTTAATTTTGTTAGTAAACCTTTTTTTGGTTCGTCAGGTTTTAGGTTTTTTTCTTCCACTTATTTTTTTCCATGCTGTTTTTAATATAGGTTTCATAGCAGTAACAACCCATTTAAAAGCTGCTGTAGCTGTAAGGGTTGCTGCTACAGAAATAACTGCCGTAGTACCAGCTGTAATAAGTATTTCACTTTCTGGTACTGGCAGTTTTACATTTACCACAGGTATATTAACTTGATTAATGCCAGACGGTGTTTGACCGGTACTAGCTGCTGCACTGTTTGTAGTCTTTGGTATAACTCCTTTCGGAGCTCTTATATCACTTGGTGGAACTACCAAAGGAGTATACCGTGGCATCTCTCCTATAGGTAATTCAAACTCAAAGTTTGGAAAGTCAACAGCATCAGGTAAGAGTAAGGTGGGTATCTCCATTTAGCCAGCCTCTAATGTGGCTACTTTTGCTTCTAAGGTTTCTACTTTTGTAATTAGCTCTTGTATAGCCTTAGCTGATACAGTCATGAAGTTTATAGGAACTACATGTCTTACTCCTAATTCATCTGTTGTAGGATCTTTTGGTTGATATACAAGCTGAGAACCACCACTTAGTTGTTCTACTTCTTGTGCAATAATACCGCAGTCTACATGTCCACCACCTTCTGATTCTTTCCAATCAAAATCTACAAAACGCATGTTTTTAATTAGTGAACCTGCGTCAAAAGTAGTATTAGTTATATTTTCTTTTAAAGTCTCATCTGAAACATTGAAGTAAACACCCTTAGAACCAGACGAACCACCAGTGTGTAGATAAGTACTATACTGTACAGCATCATATAAACTGTTATTAGATGAGTATACAAGTCTCATGCTAGTTCCAGTATATACGTTAGCTGCACCAGAACTATTACCTGTTGGTCCAGTTGGTCCAGTCGGACCTGTCGGGCCAGTCGGACCAGTTCCTCCAGAAGGCCCAGAAGGCCCCGGAGGTCCAGAAGGCCCGGGTCCTCCGTTCGATCCGTTCGATCCAGACGGTCCAGTAGGACCTGTACTTCCAGTATTTCCTGTCGGACCTGCCGGACCCTGTGGTCCTGTCGGTCCAGCCGGTCCTGTCGGTCCAGTAGGTCCACTCTGAGGGTTAACCCAATCAAGTGCACCTGACCCGTCTGTTTTTAAAACTTGTCCACTTGTTCCGTCAGTATTAGGAAGTACAAGAGTATAAGAAGCAGCTGCACTGTGAGGAGGTGCTTTAAGTTTTACACCGTGGCTATTTTGTGAACAATTAAACTGTATATAACCATCTGTAGTACCGTCACCTTTTGCCTCTAAACTAGGTACAGAAGATGTTGATACTAAATTTATTTTATCTACTGTTACGGCATCATTAGCTAGAGATGAAGTAGCAACCGTACCATCTAAAATTTTAGCAGCAGTAACTGCATCATCTGCTATCTTAGCTGTAGAAACAGCCAAATCTGCTATAGAAACTCTAATAACTGCCCCAGTACCCATTGCGTTAGTATCTACACATGCTGGTCCAAGTTTGGTTGAAGTAATTGCATCATTTGCTATCTTAGCTGTAGTGATATTACCGTCGGCTATTTTTGCTGTTGTAACTGCATCATCAGCTATTTTAGCTGTAGTAACCGCTGCACTTTGTATTTTATCAGTTTCTATCGTATTATTAGCTAGTTTTGCAGCCGTAACTGCATCGTTAGCTATCTTTGCTGTTGTAACTCCAGTCGAGACGTTAGTAGAATCTGCTATTTTTGCAGTTGTAATACTTCCGTCAGCAATAGTCGCTGCTGGACCTGTCGGTCCCGTGGGTCCTGTTGGTCCCGTAGGTCCCGTAGGCCCTGCTACGGTTGAATCTGCTCCAGCCGGTCCTGTAGGACCAGTTGGACCTGTAGGGCCGGTAGGGCCGCCTGCTGGACCTGATGGGCCTGTTGGACCTGTTGGACCTGTTGGCCCTGCTGGTCCCGGAGGACCACCTGCTGGACCTGTCGGTCCTGTCGGCCCAGTCGGTCCTGTACTTCCCGTTGAACCGGTTGGTCCAGTCGGGCCTGCTGGTCCTGTTGCACCTTGAGGAATAGTAAAATCAAATGTAGCTGCACTAGATGATCCAGAGTTAGCTACAGACGCATTAGAACCTGCACTTCCTGTAGATGTACTACCTACTGCAATTGTTGCCGCAGCACCACTCGGTCCCGTAGGGCCTGTCGGTCCAGTTGGACCAGTCGGACCTGCTACAGTTGAAGCCGGACCTGTAGGTCCAGTTGGCCCTGTAGGACCTGTTGGTCCACCTGCCGGACCTGCTGGTCCTGTCGGTCCAGTCGGACCTGTAGGACCCGTCGGACCTGCTGGTCCCGTTTGACCTACACTACCTGTACCACCTGATGGACCTGTCGGACCTGCTGGTCCTAATGGTCCTGTCGCTCCTGTCGGACCTGCTACAGTCGAAGCCGGTCCAGTTGGTCCAGTTGGACCTGCCGGTCCAGCCGGTCCTGTCGGACCAGTCGGGCCTGCTGTACCAGCTGAAGCAGCAGTTATTCTACCTTGTGCATCAACAGTTATATCAGCACTGGTATAAGAACCTGCTGAAACACCTGTATCAGCTAATTTAGCAGAGCTAACTGCATCGTCAGCAAGTTTAGTTGTTGTAACTTCGCCGTCTTTTATATTATCAGACTCTACTGCATCTGCTGTAAGGTTTGCATGTGATACAACCCCAGCATCTATAGTAAAGGTTTGACCAGTATTACTAACTGTTATATCTCCTTTATCTCCGTCTGACAACGGTGTGCTACCTAGTTTTGTCCAATAAGTTCCATCCCACCTATACTGAAGCCCTGTAGGTGCAGTATAAATATCATTTGTACTTGGACTTGGTGGGAAATTAAAAGCTGTCATATTTATTCAGCCTCCAAAGCTGCTACTTTTGTTTCTAATACTTCAATTTTTGCAACAGCTTCTTGTAACGCCTTTGTTAAGACTGAAACTATCGCATCCACACGTAGTGATTGAATTTGATTTGGTGCATCTTTTGCCCCATCAACAGCACTTGGGATAACTTCTGCAACTTCATGTGCTATAAATCCTTCCCTTTTAACTCCATCACCTACATAGCTGAAATCTGCATTGTCTGCAAATTCATAATTAACAGGTCTTAGCTGTTTAATTTTATCTATACCTAAAGCTGTTTGAGATGTAATATCTTTTTTAATTCTGTAATCAGAAGTAACAGTAATTGTTCCGTGTAAGTTAGAATCTATATAAAGATTAGCTGCTGTACCTGTCCAATGAATATTAAAAGCGTTGTTAAATGCTGCACTAGCACCTACACCAGCTTTTGAAGCAAACCCGTTTGCCATTATAACACCCGGATGTACACTTGTACTTGTTGAGTTAGCAGATACTTGACCTAACCAATAGAACCCTGCATCTTCTAATATTCCCCACTGTTGAACTTCGTTATAACCAGTAGAGGTATTAGTAGGTGCACCTTTTATAAAAGCAAATCTTTTAGCGTATATTTTACAATCAGAATCACCGACTGCACTAGCACCACCTTGAAAACTAAGTCTGCCATCAAAGTCGTTATCAAAACCAGATCCATGGAAATCAATATGTGCATCTAAAAGTGGTGATAATGCTGTGTTATTTCCACTTGCGTTACGTAAACCTACAGTTAAAACCCGTTTATTTATATGTACATTGGCTGCGTCGATATATAGGTTAGACATACCAATTCCGACACCTCCACCTTGAGAGCTTATTTTTGCATCGTAGTCTTGGTTAACACCAGAAGAATGAAAGTGAATTTCTGAAAAGGCTGTACCAGTGTCAGTGTTTGATCCTAGAGAAAGACGTTTGTTATATAATACAACGTCTGCCGCAACGAAGGACAGTGTACCTTGGCCATCGTTAGTCGTTCCGCCTGAGGAAAAAATACGGGTGTCATAATCATTATCATATGTACCGCTGTGAAAGTCGATAAATCTGTTTACTGCTGAACTTGCTGCGTTTTGACCAAGTTGTAGACTTCCTCCATTATCAACTCTAAAAAATGTATTACCACTACTATCTTGACTTTGAAAACCATTTTCAGCACAACCGTATGCAGTAAATCCATTGGTAGTTAGCCAAGAAGCAAAACCATGATTCCATCCAGCAGGTGATCCGGCTCCAGAGGTTCTAGCAATAAATGCAGCCATACCCATTTTACCACTTGAACCACCTAGGTTAACAACGTCCATACCCCAGACTCTATTAGCTACAGTCTGAAGTTCATTAGCTGAGTTAGATTTATAGTTTCTAACTCCTAACTCAAAACCACATGCTTTTTCAGCATAACCAGCGGCATATAAGTGTACGTTGGCGTTCATCGCCCATACTTTTTTAAATCCAATAGCAAAACCAGATGTACCCGTAGGGGTGCTAGTCGAGCTTGGACTATTATATTGATACCATCCGCCTTGTATATTTATAACCTGACCATTTGCACTCCAGCTATCAACGACACCAACCCAAGGTGTACCATGCTTTGTGTCTATAATCATACCTTTACGGTATCTTTTTAGTACATCAGCAGAAGGAGCAGAGGACATAGTTACAGAAGTTGCAGTGTAACCTGATACTGAGTTTACATTAAGTAAAGCTTGAGCATTTTCGTTATCAACGTATAAAGCAACTGAGTCTCTATCTTGATACGTAGCTAATTCTCCGGGTGTAGTTATACCTAAAATTTCAGCGTTAGTACCATCTCCACCACCTAAACCAGACGAAGCTCCTACGTTTGATCTAATAGCATAAGTACAAGCATAGTCTGTAGATCCGTGTTTATAAGTGTTTATGTTAAACTGACCGGGTCTTAGTAACTCACCATTTAGTTTTGCATTAGAACCAGCTGTAAACTTTGCAGCTTGGTCAATAATATATAAAACTTGTCTATTGTTAGTGTCGACTACGTTAGCAATGTTATATGTACCCGGAGGAACAATAACCTGACACATTTCTGCTCTACCTATATTTGTACCTTCTACTCCGTCTATATTAACAAGAGCTGGTGCAGCCTTTACAGCATTAGAAAATGCAGTAGAGTCGTCTGTGCTTCCGTTTCCTGTAGCACCATAATCTTTTACAGAAGTTGTTTCTTGTAATTTTGTGTTAAGGTTTACTGCTGAAGCCCCAGTACCAGAGTTAGTATAAGTAATTCCGCTTGTAGTCGAAGAACCACCACCACTACCAGTAGGTGCAGCAGCCCAAGTTAAACCACCAGTATCAGCTGATTGAGCTTGTAAAAAATAACCATTAGTAGGTGTATTACTTACTTTTAAATTAGCTTCATCAACTACGTTGTCTGCAATAGTTAAAGCAGTACTACCCGTAACCTCACCTGTATGAGTTGCGTTAGTTACTTTAGCTGTGTTAGCATCTAAGTTTGTTTTATCGTCATCTGTCATTACACCCCAAGCTGATGTAGTTGCAGCAGGTAAAGATGCGTTATTACCTGATGAAGACTCAATAGTTAAGGATGTACCGTTTGCTGTAAAAGTTAAGTTTGTAGCACCACCACCACTACCACCTGTAGCGTCAGTATCTGGAACCCAAGCAGTACCATTATATTTTAGCACCTGACCCGAAGACGGAGACGAAGCACTTACAGTACCTATTGATAGTGTAGCTAACTTAGTTGTGTTAGTAGCTAATTGAGTTTTATCAGCTGCGGACATTGAACCAGCTGCACTAGTTGTCGCTGCTGTAATGCTTATTGCAGGTGTATTACCTCCAGAAGAAACTATAGGAGCAGTACCTGTAACAGCTGTAAGTGTACCACCACCGCCGCTACCGCCGCCACCACCACCGATGCCGGATAAATTAGTTCCAGTAACTGCTACCCATTGGTTAGAAGGATCTCCTACGCCATCATCATAGAAAACGTATAGGTGTCCGTTTGTATTATTCCACCATAAATCACCAGAGCTATTACCGCTAGCTGGAGCAGTACCTCCTACAGTAACTTGAACATCAGTACTGTTTTTTAGTTCTTCTAAAGCATATAAAGCTTGTTTTTGATTATTATTTAAATCATCTGCTTTTACTGCTGCACCTGCTTGATAGGTTGCTTTAGCAGGGTCTAAGTCTGTATCACGAAAAATATGTATATTACCAGATGTTGGTATATTACCTGATGTAAAAACTACGTCACCACCACCTGTTGTAGTGTAGTTTGTTATGTTATAATGAGTACCTTGAGTTTGTAGCTGCCCATTTACTTTAACGTGTATATCAGATTTTTGTAAGGAACGGATAGCAAAATTTTTAGTTGCGTTTCCATCCCCAGTTTTGTCTACGAATGTTGCTGTCATTTATTTGTATATGTTGAGGATGTTAGCTGTTTGTTTTTGTTTTTGTATCTGTTCTATTCTAGCACGACGTTGTTCTTCAACTATTGCAACAACATCAGATTCAGCTTTAATAGAGTTCCAAGCAATTCTACGAGCTTTTTGAAACATTCTATCTATTTGTCTATTATGCCAGTAATCTCTTGCATCAAAATCTGCACGTCTACCAGATTTTATATCTGCATACATTTGATTCATAGAAGCAATAGCTTTTGGATTAACTGCTAACTTATCTAATTGACGTTCTAAGTTTTGTATACCGATAGCTCGTTGAAACTTAGATCTAACTTCTGGTGTATCAGTTAAATTTGTACTGTCAGGTGCATAGTATGTAGACATACGTAAATCATATCCACTATCGAATAAAAATTCTCTACCGGGAGTTTGTTCTAGATTTAAACTTATAGGACTCACAGCATTGTAAGCACGAGTTAAAAAGTCCCAATCTTTTAAAGGTCGACCATTTAACATATCATACTTAATAGGTAATGGGTTAGCTAATGGGTTAATACCAGTCAAACCTTCAGCATATGCGTTACGGTTACGTATAGACTGTCTAATACCTGAGTTTAATTCACGCATGTAAGGTGTAAATAATTTACCTAACTCATTACGTAAACCAGCTAAAGGCATACTGTTGTTAATTAAACTACCACTAATACGTCCGATTTGTCCACGTCTACCACCAAATAAATCTACAAATGACTGTATACCAGCTAAATAAGACTTACTTGTAATCGACTGAGCTACAACAAGAGATATTTTACCTAATTCATTTTCTGTCCACTCTTCACCCATAAGTTCACTTGCGTCACCTACGTCAGCTATTGTAGACATAATAAGGTTAAATGGTTCAAAGTTATCATAACCTACACGTACATCGCCAAGTTTAATTGTTCTTGGTTCCCATCTATTGTCAAACCACATCTGACGTTTTTGTCTATCAGCTGGTCCGTTACCGTGTAAATCACCACGCATCCATGCTTGTACAGCAGTAAATACAACCGCACTACCAATAGCTAATCTACCTACTTGTAAAGCTCTAGCGTTAGCTAATTCTTCTGGTGTGAATATACCATACTTACCAACATTTCCTAAATCATTAGGATTGGCAAATGCTATATCATTAAATTCTTTTACAAGAAAGTTGAAACCCGGTGTATACTTCCCCGTTAAAGCAAGTCCGTTTACACCTGTTCTAGCAAACAAAAAGAATGGTTTAGCTAGTGGTGTAGCAGAGAATACATCGTTTAATCCTTTAGCAAAACCTGTAAGATCTTGTGTAAGTGTTACTTCTTTACGTGCAAACTGTGTAGCTTCGTCTACTATATTACCAGCAGAGTCAAAAACTTGAGCATAGAAATCGTCTTCGTATGCTTTCATTAAGTCTCCTGTAATTTTAGGAGTCTGTATACCGTTGTTTTGTAACTCTAAAGCGTTACGCATAGCTTTTTCACGCATCTTAGCACGACCTAAAATGTACGCAAATGCGTCGTCAGTCGCTGCCATAAGCTTAGTAGAGTAAGTTAGTAAGTTAGCGTTGTTTGCATTACGTGCTAAATTAGCAACACGAAACGCTGCTACTTCTCCGGCGTTAGCTCTACCACTATCTTCTGCCCAACGACGTACTATTTCCCAGTTATCGTCACCTTGAGAAAACTCAGAAAAACGAGTTTTAATAGTTCTTATATCACCTTTCCAGTAAGCATTTAACTTCGTTTTAAATAGTTGTAATGATTCAGGTACAGCTTCTATCATAGCATTAACACTAGCTAGACTAGCTCGCATAGCAGCAACTTCTCCAGTAAACGGAGCCTTTAATGTATAACCTAAAGCTGTAGCTAAAGGTCTTAAAAATGTTGCAGCAGATGTACCCATAATTGCTCTGGCTGGTGTCTTAGGACCAGACAAAACACTGTGAGTCATAACTCCTTCTAGTTCTCGTATCATGACACCTGTACGATCAGGTCCATTAACATCTAGCTTACCACCAAGTATTAAAGTACGAGCCCATCTATCAAAGTCATCAAGTGTGTTAACATTATCCATCATAGAAAAAGCTTCAAACAACGCATTTATCATGTCATCATTATCATCATCTTTAGCTATTTTTAATACTGACATAATAGATTCTCTAGCATCTACCATTTCTTTAGATACAGCTTCTTCAACAGTTGTTTTACTTTTCTTCGCTGCACCTAATGCTCTAAATGAATCAGACTTTACAAATCTTGATTTCTTTGTTCGATATAATGCAGTTAACATTGTATCTACAATTTGTTTAGCTGGTCCATCTATGTCATCAAGACTTACTAAATCAGCTATTTCTCTACCAGCAATACCAGTATCTCTTAGTTGTTTAAGTAATGTACCTAATATTAAGTCAGCTGTAACTACGTTTTTAGATGTCCATACCTCGAAACCGTCTATAACGTCATTAGTTTCAAACAGTTCTTTTAAATATTCTTCTGGTGACATTTCCACGGGGTTTCTACCCTGTGTAATACGTTGATGTGCTTCTACGGATTCTCTAAACTTTTCAACTAATGCTTTTCTAGATCCTTTTGCAGCTTCTAGTTCTTTTGCAAACTTTTCACTACTTACTAATCCACGAAATATACGCTCTACTGTTGCTTCATCTGTAGCACCATACATTGCTATGCTTTCACGTTCTACTGGTGTAGTAACAGAACCTGTAGATCCATCTTCAGATCCGTAGTCCTTACGTGTTTGAGATAGTTGATCTCTAGCTACTTGTGGTTCTACCTCTGATATATGTGCACCTTGATGTGGTTGTGCAGAAGGTGCGTTTTTATCAGCTCTAAACTCAGCTTCACCACGACGTAACTGGGCTATACCAGCTTGTACAGTTTGGTTTTTTAAACTTTTGTTTCGGTTTATTATCTGATCTACAGCTTCTTTACTACCTTTCTTAAGTGTGTAAGCTAGACCATCAAATATTAATCCTATCCCCATACCTTCTACGATGTTTTTTACTTTCATCATAATAGGATGGTCAGTATTTTTAGTGCTTAGAGGTGTATCTACCCAACCATAACGGTCACGTAATGCGCCTAAAGCATTTTGCTCATCTGATTCTTTAGATACAAGATCAGATACAGCTCCAATTGCAGCACCTCTAGCTACAGTACTACTAGCTAAAGCTGTAAGCCCTGCTGGTATTGTAACTAAACCAGTGGCTACTGCACCTTTTGCTGCTAATATTGTACCAGCTGCCATAGAACCAAAGTGAATTAGTCCTCGTAACTGTTTCCCCCACCACGTTTTTGTTTCGATTGGGTTATCGTAAGAATTAAAAGGAGTCCAGTCTGGTCTGTATCTCCCTGTTTCTAACCTTTGTCTCTGCATTTCACCAGATAACGCATCTGCTGTGCGTTCTGGGAATGTAGCTAGTGATGAAGCAGTATCTTGTAATCCACCAGATAAGATGGATTGCCCTTCTTTGATGAGAGCCTTAGCTCCCCATGTATCAGCATCGCGAGGGTCATATCTAACATCGGCAGCTTGCTGCTCGACTTGCTCTTCAGCTTGTATAGATGCCTCTTCTGCTTGTCTACGTTGATTGTATGCGTCTGAAATGTTTAATGCTTCTTGTTCCAGATTATCTAAGTCATTATCATCAAACTCAATACTATACTTTTCGCTCATTATCTTCTAGATCTTTTTTTAGATTTTGGTTTTTCTACTGGAGTGGTTTTGGGAATTTCGTTTACTATAGCAGCCATGACATCTTCCTGTAAAGTATGTGGCCTGCTGAAGTAAGGAGCATTTTTTAATGCTGGCATAAATTCTTCAAGTGCTGCTTGTTCAACATCTGTAATTCCAGATAAACGCCATGAGAAATCTCCGTCTATTTCGACACCTCTAATGGAGTTCATTTTTTGTAATTTAATGTGCCATAACAATGCCATAACTTGGCTTTGACTATCTTCATCAAAAGTTTTATTTAGTAATCCTTCTAAAATAGGTTTAGTACCAGCACCTTTATATGTAAATGCGTCTTTCATTTCAGATGTTGATATGCCATATCTGCCAATATCATCAGCACCTATCGTTAGCAAATCACTAGCTGTTAAATTGCTGTTAATTCTTGGTAGTTTTTTAACGCCTTGACCTCTTAGTGTATAGTAACCATCGTCAATAAATCCTGAGCCATCAAACTTTTTAAGTCTAGCAGCGTTTAACATTATGGTACTGTTTTTCTCACCAGTCTCTTCGTTAACTTTATAGAAGACATCAATAGAACTGTGTGCATTAGGGTTACGATAGAGCTCGTATAAATCCTCGTCGCTTAATTTGTAAATGTCATTACTATTAACAATGTCTCCAGTTTTGGAATCTAATCCACCTGTAGCGATTAGTCTATCTAATAACAATTTCTCTGGTGCAACACCTAGTTTTTTAGCAACGTTTTTCCAAAAAGGAGTAATAGCAGCTGCAAGATTACCATCATTTAAAGCAGCTCTACTGGTTTCTAAATTAACTTTTTCAAGAGGTGATGCGAAATTAGATGAATTTACATTGCCGGGTTTTGAAAAGTAATCTCCTGTTGTAATTATATCTTGTGCAGTACCTGTGCTGTATTCTGGTATAGTAACGTTATAACTACCGTTTGCTAATTTAGCTTTTACTACTTCTAATTCACTAGCTACTCTAGTACCAAAATCCATACCTTGGTTTCCTATTTCGGATTGTTCTACACGTCTTTTTAGATCAGCATATGCTTTTTCTATAGCTCGGTTATCACTTCCGGGTAGTTGGTTACGAGAATACTGTTGATCTGTTAGTTTATATTTTTCAAGAATAACATCTTGTAAATCTGTTTTGTAATCAGCAAGCACATCAGCTTGACCGGGTACAGAATACTTACCATATGATGAGCCAAACTTATTACTTGTATGTGAGCTAATTCCAGCACTTAGTAGGCTTTGTGGAAAAGCTTCAGCCGGAAACTCTTTTCTCCATTTAGCTGCAATTGTAAGTTGATCTTGCTCTGATATGTCACCATCTTCATCTCTAGACGGATCTACAACATTAGTTTCAAATTCTTGTATCCTATCTTTTAACAAATCTTTGGGGTCTTCAAGAGCGTTACGTTTAGCTCTGTTTAATCTAGCAATTAAGCTGGTTGTTAACGCACCATTTTTACCAAAGTTAGACTCTATTAAAGTAGTTTTTTTACCAGTTCCAGAGTGTTTAAACTTAAATAAACTCATAAAGTCGTCAACCATAGCTGGTGTAACTCTTTCAGTTTTATTAGTTAATTCAGCATACAAATAATCAACTATGTATTCCAAAGCTTCTTGATCAGTACTGTACTGTTTAGCAGCTTTAACATAGTTTAAAAGTTCTGTAGTATCTAAATCTTCACCACCTTGCAAACTTTCTCTAATTCTCATATCTACTTTTTGAGATTGAGCAGTTCTAATTTTTGCGTTTTGTGATGTTTCCCACTGTTTAAATGCTTTTTCTTTTCTGACTCTTATTTCAGGTTGAACAACATTTTTAATGTACCTTTTCCATTTACCACTTCTTGTATCACCACCAGCTTCACTATATTTATCATACAAAGCTACTAACCATAATTCTTCAGCTGCATCCCATTTGTTCTCAGCCTCAGCACTTAGTCCTGAATTTAACCACTCATTTTTATTTATGTGTTCGTTTATAGCTCCGTATGAAGGGCTAGAAAAAAGCTTTTCAATAATCTCTTCGTTAGTATCTGGCTGAGTTAAAAGAACTGCCATATCATTAGCTTCTGTTGTATTTTCAGACACTAAATTACCTGTAGCTATTGTTGTTTCGTCATCTAACTCTCTTTGGGCTCGGGCTTCTTCAACTCTGTCTCTGGTAGCCTTATCATCTTTTCTATCTTTTCTAACTTCTGCTGTTGCATCAAAGTACTGTTTAATTTTAACAGCAGATTTAGTTAAGTTGACTAAATTTTGTAAGTTAGTATCACGGTTTTGAATACGTTGTTGTTCAATCTTCATCATATCATTGAAGAACTGTTTTGTATCCGTTATATTTCTGTCAATCTGTTTATTAACCGCTTCTGTCAAATCTGGCTCTGTGCGGTCATAATTGGTATCACCCATGCTGGGTAATTTATCCCGAGGTGTACCAATGACGGTTCCAAACGACGATGTCATACGACCTCCATGTTAACGTCTATTTTACTGTAGTCAACAGTTAGATAGTTTTGATCTATTCCTACAGCCATAGGATTCTTCTTTAAGACATCCTGAGCCATAGCTCCACGGAATCTTACATCACCACCTTTGTAGTTAAACTCGTAGATCTTATAACCTTGTGGTGATACACCTACTTGTTCTATGTTTTCTTTTGCTTTTATATCAGATGGAAAAATTCCAAAGCTTGTGCCTATACTTGCCACACTGCTTAGTATTGATAAAGCACCACCAAGTCTGTTGGTAGGAGATAACATTACAGGTGCACCATATGAAGCTGGTAAACCTAACTGTTCTCTTCCTTGTGCGTTAGCAGACATAAATCTACGTCTTCCTAATTCTTGTGCATATGCCATGTTACGGCCATACAAATTATCTACAATACTGTCTACTTCAGCTCTTTTGTTAAGTAAATTTTTATAATCTTTGACTCCGAATCTGGTAGATCGTCCGCCTTCATTAACTTTTTTACCAGCAAAATAAGTGCGAACTACATTTTCTACTTGTTTTCTACCCTTACCTTGGGTATATAAGGCTTGTACGTAAGCATCACTGATGTCACGTGTATAACCGATTGTGTTTCGATCTAGAGTCTTTTCAAAAGATACTTCTTTATTAAAAAACTTTAACTTTTCTTGAGCAAAGGTAGCGTCTTTTTCTCTAGCTCTTTGTTTTTGCTGGGCTCTTATACCAGCATTAGCGTCCATGCACACGGCAAAATTCGATAAATGTTATATTATTCGGCCCATGTTTTAACTTACGTAAAAACTTAAAGCCAAGAAACTTAAGCAGTTTTAAGTGCATTTTGTTTCTACTGTCAACTATATTCCAAAGTAGAGGTTCTGGACGGCTATCGACATACCGTTTTGCCTCTCTTGCAAATGTAATTGGGTATCGGTGTATATCAGGAGTGCAAAGCATCCATATATCACCTTCTGGTCCTACTCCGGCCATGCCAGCAGTCTTGCCGTCAGGCACTGTGAAATACACGTAGGATGGTTTCTGAGACATCGTAGGTAGATACTCTATAGGATCTATCCCATGACCCTCTTCGACCTCTCTACGGTCTTCTGGGCGTAAATTAGAGGCCACCTCTAGGGCAGCCTCAAAAGTTATTGGGTGAATGTATTTAGACACGTTTGTAATATTTGGGTGAGTAGTCTCCTTCCCATGACATAGCTCGTAGCGTAGCTGGTGCTGGATGACTTGATTTAAGTATTATATCTACGTTCATATTTTTTTCATATACTGGTACAGTCTTGACATATTCATCTAAGTATGGTGCATCTGATACATCATACTCATCTAGAATACTTGACTCATATACCTCTTTGTAATCCTGTTTACCTACACGTTCTAATGTAGTTTCATACAGTCCTATCTTACCAAAGTGAAACTTAACTCTATGTACTACAAGTGATGAGTTAAGATCAGATCTAGTTGACTCTCCTTGTTGTGTTGTAGGATATATTCTTGGTAGCTTTACATTGTATTCATAAATGTAACCTATTTTTAACGTGACACCTGACCAGTCTCCCGGTAGTGTAAAGCTTGTAGCTCCTGTAGAAGTTGGTTTACCGTACCTACCTACACGGCTAGCGTTTGTATTTGTATCAACTACAACTAAATTAGTAAATGGATTTGTTACACTACTTAACCAAGTAACACCTGAGAATGTAGTTAACATTGTAACTTCATCAAATACCCCACCACTAACATCAGTATGGTTATCTATGTTGATCTGAAAGTCTGTGTTATCTTCTACAATACTAGGATCTGTGTCATCTTGTATTAACTTTACACTATGTAAAAAATAGTTTTCATCTAGGTAAAAGTATTCATCATCTATAATAAAATGATATATTAAGTTATTTTTAAATGACCACTTGAACCATGCAGCTTGTGTACGTTTGTCAGAAACTTGAAAGTATCTAAAACCAAAGACAGTATTTGACCCAGTTTTACCAAACAATACCATAGAGTTTTCTCTAGAGTTAGTTATAAGATCAATGTCTTTAGGTAATAATGATGGTACAATTTTACTAACTTCTACAACATTTGGTTCACCCTCTCTTGCTACATTAGCCATCTCATTAAATCGACTAAACTTGTTTGAGTTGTCAATATAACCTATGGTTGTACCAAGTGATATAGGTGCTATTACCTTGTTGTAATTAAATGTAGATATACTTCGTAGTTTAGCTGTATCAGGGTTTAGTACAGTATCATCAGAAGATAGTAAAAATTGTTGGTTTGTACTAAAAACTACAAGTCCTGTATTTAGTTCTATGCCATCAAATAAATCAGATGGGAACATAGATGCACATGATATATCTATAGGGTCAGCAGCTGATACTGTTAAAGATGTTTCATTAAAGAAGTCAGGAAGTCCTAACGTACCCGGTCGACAAAGTATTACATTTTCACCTGATAGAAATGCTAATCTATTACGGAAAAACAATACTTTGTTTATACGATTACCTACAAAGCTAGGCATAGGGTTAGTTGTGTCATCACCTACAGTTCTATTTTCGTAGTCAAACTGTTTAACAGTAAATGTAGCTACTTCACTAGCTGTTCCAGCCCCAGTTATACCTGTACGTTGTATAACTAAAGGCATTGTTGCGTTATCAAAACCTAGTACTATACCCGGCTTTGCACATTCTACCCATGAACCTGACCCATCTTTACCATTTTCTCCGACAAAGCGTAAATAGTAATCATCTTCATCTGACATTCTAGAGTTAGCAATCTTTACAATATACCCATGTTTACATTGGTTGGGTAAATTTTGTACGTCATTAACAGAAGATTGAAAGCATCTCATCAAATCTTCTTCAGCTACATCTATAGTAAATTGTGTGGTGGTTGAATACAAATAAATACCTGTACCAATATGTTCGGCAGTTATACCAGTAATTGCGTTTAATTCTGTTAACAAGCCACCAATAATAGTGTCAGCTGTAACAGCAGTGTCAGCTTCAAAAGGTGTTGCAGCTGGTCTGATGAGGCCATCACCTGTAACTTTGGCTTTGTAACCTACACCAGTACCGGATGCTGTAAAATTAGTATTTACTGTAATACTGGTTGTGCTCAAAACTTTATCAACTACAATAGTACCAGCTCCTAAAGTATTTGTACCTGTTGGTTGTGTTATAACTGAACCGGGTTTAAGATTGTCTACAGTATGTCCTGACGAGGTAAAGCTTATATTTGTAATTACGTTACTACCCGAAGTAACATTACCAGTAAATGTCGGTTCAATGATATTAACTGTAGCGTTAAGTTGAGTCTCTTCAGTGTCAGTTACGATTATATCTACAAAAGCATCGTTTCCACTAGCATCAGTGCCAACAGCAGACTCTGGAAGCACCCGTATTGCATCACCTTCATGCCAACCCTCTCCACCATGAAGTAGATTAGATTCAACATTATAGCTACATCTGTAGTTAGTACCACCGGGGCCGTTTGTATTAGCACTATAGTTAGGACTAACACCTTGCTGACCTAATTGTGTGACACGAAATATTAAGTTATCTTTACCTACTACAACACTCTGTGCATCTTGTTGAATATGGTGTATATTTGAAGCAGCAGAATAACCAGTAGAAACAGTTGTAGCATCAAAAACTTCTGTACCTATAGCGGGACAATGACCTGTGCCATCACCTTCGTGTATACTATGCCCTGCAACTTTAATTGCAGTAGCCCGTTTAAGTGTTGTAACTTCTGTGTTATTTCCGTGTACATTAACTCCGTACTGCCTACCATTTTCTGTACGTAATATTTCTATAAAACCAAAGTGAGGATGGTTATATGCTGTAGTTGTACCTGTAGTTGCAACTGCTGTTTCTGTTCTAGTAATGTCTCTGTTGTTTACAAATGTAGTATCATTAATTGTTAAGAATTGTAAGTTCTCTGGGTTAGATGTTTGTAAATAACCTTGTATAGCAGACTGCTGACCTGTGCCATATACTACAGTCTGTGGAGCACCGGCATTATCACCGTTAGCTTTCCAGACTCTGACTTGACCATCATCTGCTACTTGTCCTATGTAAGCTCCTTCAGCTTCATCACGAAAATAGTGAAACCACGAACCGCCACTTTGTACTGACGCTAAAGGACTTGTGCCTACCCGTTTACCACCCGGTCTTTTAAATAAACCCTTTGTAATATCGGGTATAGCATTATTTAGATCTTTTACTTGCCCCGGAAATTTTAACTGGTCTGGCTGTTCTGATATGCCTAGTGCATAGTTAGGGACGGTTTGTGTTATACTTGCCATTATCGTCTAAGGTTTCTCCAAGGTTGATATGTTTGATATACAGTATTTTCTGGGAATCCAAACATGCTGTGATTACCCTGATTACATTCATACTCCATAAGAGCAGCTCTTGATAGTGCTTCTTGTTGTGCTAGAAGTTTAACTAACTGAGGATTTGCAACGAGTTGTGTAGCAGCTGTTCTAGATGCTCTATTTGTAATATAACGTCTGAATATTGTAGGCAAATCTTCAAAAGCTACAAGCTTAACGACATCAAGATCAATGCTTTCTATAGTAGAAAAGTCATCTGTGTGATCTATCTTATCATATAAAACGCCGTTACGACGTACGACATTATACTCTCTACGAGTCCAGCCTTCAGATACGTCAAGCTGTAAGACATCATTAGCTATAGCTATTTTACCTGTAACTGAGTCTGGTTGAAATGCTACATGTTTTTCTGTGTTAAAATGCCACCCCTCTGCCTGCGTGTCTACGTTGGCATCACGGAGTAGGTTATATATAAGTCCTATCTCTGGGTTATCAAATACTAATACTGTTACTGGTGCTTGACCTATAGCTCCTAGTATAGAGTTCACTGCGGATAGTTCGGTATCGAGGTCAATAGTTGTGGAAGCCATAATAAAAAAAGGGGAGCCGAAGCCCCCGTATAAAAAAATAAATTACTCAAAAGTGGTTGTAGAGTTAGATACCGCAGCTCCAGCGATAAGCTCGACAGCAGCAGCAGGGTTAAGTGCATCTGCTCCCATTGCAAGTCTACCTAGAATTACGTCACCTTGGTATACAACTGAAATGTCTCCAGATGTTACCTGTACTTGTGGTCCGATTGCTTCAACACAGCCAGCAGCTTCCTTCTGGAAAATAAGTCCACAGCTGTTATTAAAGTTGTCAAGATTACCGTATGTGTTAACGGTCTTAACAGTTCCTGTACCAGCTCTTTCGTCTTCTATAGCGTCTCCAACGAAGTCACCTGTGTTTGTAGGTGCAGTTACGCCGGGGTTTGTTGCACCAGCAGAACCACCTAGATTAGTACCAAACTTGCCAAAGAAAGGAATGTTCATTGACTTGTAGATTCTAATGCCTGCGATTTCGAGGATGCCATTACCTGACTGTAATGCGTCACCTTGCTCATCTCTGTTGATTAGATAAGCACCTGAACCTGATCCACCTACTCCCTGAATTAGTTCGTAGTATTGTCTTGGGTTCAATACAGCAACTCTACCTTCTCCAGAAACACCTTTCTCATCTAGTGCAGCAGCTGCATCGTAGAAAGCGTTTACAAGGAATGTAGCGTTGTATGCGTCAGATGCCTGTGCGTTTGTACCTACACGGATCTGTGTTCCACCGGGCTCAACAAAGCCAGACTTTGTGATAGGGCTAGCTTGTCTAGCTGCCTTGGTGATTGCTCTGAAGATTTTTCTGTCATACTTCTCTGCTAATGCATAGCCGATTTTCTTAGAAATCTCTCCTCTTAAATCATAGTGTGCTAGTGTTTCATCTAGCTCATAAACGAACGCAGAACTAATTAATAGGTCGTCGCAAGTTATGGTTTTTTCAGCTACTGGAGGTGCACCGTCACCGTTACCTAGTATGCTGTTGCCGGGTGTATGATACTCGGCTTTGGTTCTACCGGTGAAAATGAACTGAAGACTCTTACCGTTAGTAAGTGTTCTTTTCATTACAAGGTCTCTAGCGATTGTATTACGCTGAAATCCTTTGAACATTTCCCCGGAGAACAACTTTAAATAAAGTGCTCTGGCGTCGCCTGCACTATTCGATTGACCCGGACGTGTTAGGTTTGTAGTCAGGGTACTATTTTGTTGTGCCATTGATATGGGTTAAAAAAAATTGATATTGCTTTGTACAAATTTTTTCTCGAGATTTTGTGTGTCTATCCACACCGTCTAGACGGCTAGAGGTATCCGGCGTACCGGGCAAAAGCCAAATGCAGGGGAGTCCGACTCTGAGGTGCTCCCCGTGCTGTTATTACTTCACAGTTTTTGTGTAAGCAATGCCACGATATACGTAAGTTACTTGCATTGTAATCTCCATATACCTAAGCCCCGTTCCATGCC